CGTCGGGGGTCTTGAGCGAGTAGCCGATGATCGGCTCGGCTGCCGCCAGGGCCGCCTTAAACTGCGCCTGACTCATCTCGCGCCCGTTTTCTGCACCGAGCAGGCTGCCGTCTTCCAGGCGGATCGCAATGCCCATGATTTCGGCAGTGCGTGACTTCACGTTTGACCAGTAAACCTTTGTATCCGGCATGGTGTCGCTTTCTCCTTCGTGCTGCGTTGTGAAAATTGACCAACTTCATCAGGCCCCCGGTGGGGCGTTCCCTATGGCGTAACAAGAGCGCTGTAGGGAACGCCCAACCCGTCGGGGTGTCGCTGTGTATTGACCAGCTGGCTTAGTTGCTGAGCACCTGCACGCCGAAGCCGTTGCGCAGGATGTTTACGCCGTAGAGTAGATCCACGGTGAACTGTTGGGTCAGCGTTCCAGCGTTGTAGGACATCACGACGCGGAAGCCCAGGCCGGACTCGGCATCCTTCACGTACTCGGCGATGGCGCCGGTTCCGGGGATCGGAGCACCGAGCAAGCGGGTGACCAGCGCGATGGCGTCGCGAGCGAACGCCATGTTGTAGCGCGTAGTGCCGGAGAGGTACACGAAGTCAGACCGGAACCAGTCGATGCCCTTGGCGCGCAGGAACTGGCCGTTGATGATGGCGTCGTAGCCATTGCCGGCAGTCTGCATCTCACTCAGCCGCGGCAGTTGCCGTGCGGTCGAGTAGGGGGTTGCGCCCAAGATGCCGACCTTGCGCTGAATGCGGGGCACCTTCGCCTTGAACAAGGCAGTCTCGGCGTCATCGAACACTGTTTCCAGGATCGCCGTGTTGCCCGCACCTACCGCAGTGTTTGCGGTGAGGTAGGGCGCCAGCGCGAACAGATCGGTTTCGACCTGCTCAGCCAGGGCGACAATCGCCGGCTGCATATAGGTGTCGATCAGACCGAAGTCGCCATTCGCAGCGCGGGTCAGCGCGGCCACGACATCAGGGATCGAGAACGATGCCTCGATGTGCTTGTTCAGCGTGACTTCAGCGTTGCCGGGAGCGGGGTTCTGGGTGGTCACGGTTCCGCCTTCGGCCAAGTTGTTCGCCGACATAGCGGGCGGGATGTTGACGGTTACGGTTTGCCCCTCTTGGGCCAGCACGGAATCGAAGTCACGGTTGACCAAATTGCCGATGACAAGTTCTCCGCGCAGAGCCGGAAGAGCACGAGCGGACAACAGCTTGATAAAAGACTGTGCCGCGATCTCACTGGTAATAGCACCCATGGAAGTTTAACCTCTTGTTTGTTTTGTGGGATTGTTCGTGTCGGTTCTGCGTTAGATTCGTGGCTTCGGCATGTGCTGCAAGATTGCCGCTGCCGCCGATGCCTGATCTTTGTCGCTCATGCCGGGCTTGATGGAGTCGGCGTCAACTTCGCCCTGGCGGTGTTGCTCGCTGCGCTCTGCCCCACTGCCGGCGACTCCGCGCGGGGGCAGGAACTCGGGGTTGTCTTTCAAGAAGCCAGCCACGAAAACGTCAAGCGGCTGATCTTCTTTGTCCTTGCCAACGTTCTTGACGATCAACGCTCCGTCTTCGGCGCGCACAACGTCGTCTTTGACGGCACGGAAAGCAAGCTCGATCTTCTTGGGGTTGGCCCCGGCGTTCTGTAGCGCAGTACGGATCGAAGAGAAGCGCTCGGACTGTTCGGCCTTGGCCGCAGTCTCTTGCTGCTTGCGCTCGCTCTCCTCGACTTGCTTTGCGAGCTTGGCCGCGAGCCTTTGGGTCTTGTCGAGATCCTCTTGCAGCTTGCGCACGTTCGGATCGTCGGAGGGCTTGTCGCCGCCCTTGCCTTTACCCTTGCCGCCGGCGTCTCCAGGGTCGTCGTCTTCGTCGTCAGCCTTGTCTTTCGGCTTCGGCAGGTGCTCTGCGACGGCAGCCTTAATCATGTCGGGCAGCTTGTCGAGTTTCAGCCCTTTCGAGAAGGCCGCGAAGCTGTCGGTGATGGTTTTCGTTACCAGCGCCTCGACTTGCTCAAGCGTCACCGGCGTCTGCTCGGTGGTTGTGCCCTTGTCGTCCTTCTTCTCGTCCTTCGCCATGTCGTTCGTCTCCTTGTTGAAAATACGTGGGCGCTCTGGCCCGACCGAAGAGCGCCCTGCTCACTTGCCTCGCTATCGCTGCCTACTGCGTGAGTCCGTGCGGTGTCCTTTGCTACTCGGGCCGCACCATCTGTCGCTGTTGGTTGGGTGTATCTTGGTTGCAGGGGCGGGATTTGAACCCGCGATCTCTGGATTATGAGTCCAGCGCTGTACCGGACTGAGCTACCCTGCGAGAACTTAGTTTACTGGTCTGATGTTCGGCGCGCCGGGATGCGATCACCCGGCATCATGGGCTGCTTCATCGGCATATCGGGCGCCCCCGGCATCTTCGCGGGAGCCAACGGCCCGAACGTCAGATCGGCCTTCAGGTCAGCCGCGTCTATTTCCTTGGCGATCTTTTCCAGCACTTCAGGTGCACTGTCGTCCAGGTAGCGAGCAGCGATCCGCTTCTCAGCCTCACGCTTGAACGTGTCGCTGTGCTTGACAACGCCGAGAATGCCGCTGGCGTCCTCGATCTCAACGCTCAGGTCGCGGATGTCGAACTTGTCGAGCCCGCGGACAGTGACCGCTTCCGGGTCGTCCTTGCGCGCCAGGGCGACAGCTTGCAGAAGCTCTGTCTCAGACTGCCGCGCCTCGTCGCCGAGTACGCCGAGCACTTCTTCCGTTGACTTGTAGTCGCGCTGCTTGCTGACGCCTGACTGCCCAAGGTTCTTGGCTTCGCGCCCACCGGCCTGTGTCATCAAGTAGCACAGCCGATAGATTTCGTCCTTCACGCCGTCGAGGTAGTCGATAGCAAGCTCGAAGCTCTTGCCCCCAGGTTCAGCCCAACCGAAGTCGTCGTCGGGTCCAATCTGGATGAAGTAAGACTCGCCGGTTGTCTGATTGAATTCCTTGTCGCTCTTGACAACCATCTGCGCCAAGAGTGACCGATGAATCGCCCAGGCAAGCGCATTCGATTTGTCGAAGTGCTCACAAGCAGCGCTGCCGGCGCGGTCGGCCATCCATAGGCCGGAGGGCGCCTCGATCACAACAAACGGAACACGGGACGCTGAAGTCAGCGCATGGGGTCCGGTAGACCCCAGGGCCACATCTTCGTTCTCAAGAGGCGGCTTCGCGGCATCGTACTCGATGCTGTAGCGGGTATAAGAAACCTTGTCGTAGACCGTCCACGTGTCGCGTGTCCTCAGCGCGTCCATCGGGCCAGGGCGGAACGCCTGAGTCGCCTTGATCTTCACCCACTCCAGGTTACCGGCTTCGTCGCGCTTCCAGTCGAGAACTTCTGACGGCTTGAACCTGACCAAGTAGGCTCGCGCGAGTCCGGCCCGATCCTCTTCGGCCTTACTCTGTGGCACTTCGGCCGTCGTCGGCTTCGGCAGGTCAACCAAGATCCACGACTGCTTGAACAACAGCGCGTCGATCATCGACTCGCGCATGAAGTGATTAAGCGGAGTATTGCCCTTGTCGGCGTTGCCTAGGAACTCTTTGTAGAACTCGTCTTCCGGGTGCGCGATCTGCGGAGCCGTCCGATACAGCGTCGCCCCGTACCAGTCGATGATTGCGCCCAGATAGTTGAAGTAGACAACGCGGCTCAAACGTTCCTGGTAAACGTCGTTCGGTTCTTTTTCGCGCCGAGCCAGGTAGCGGGATGCGTTGCGCTTGAGCTGGTCGCCACCAGCATAGAAGTCGGCGTACTTAGCCCACGCTGCTTTGTTGGTTTCGTAGAGTGGGTTAGTGGCGTCGAGTTGTTTGATGGTTGGCATGGGTTACTTAACCTTGCGCAGCTTCATCCCGTAGTTATTCTCTCCGCTAGCGATGCTCGCATTCGGGTCGAGCCTCAGCTTGTTCTTTCGGAAGCCGGTATAATCGACGTGGTGATGCCAGCGCCCAAATTTCCACACAAGCCTCGATACGTCGGGATGCACGGCGACCTGCATTCTGGACTTCGCAAGCGTTCCAGTGTCGGTATAACGCAAGCCCTCTTTGCGCTTACCCTCCTTGGCATAGAACTCGTCAGTGTTTCCACCCTTGAGCGATTGCGTTACGATCTTGCCCTGGAGGAATGCATAGAACTGCACCGTGCACCAGCCAGCTTTCAGCATGTCTAGCGACAGAATAGTGTCTTCGTTATAACGCCCGCGCTAGCGAAACGGAACATCATTGCGGATCAGATTGCAAGAGTAGATCCGCGTGTTCATGATGAAAGGGGGAAGCCTTCGACCTGGGCCAGTGAAAGCAAACATCGCATACATCGGGCCAGCCATCGCGACATTGCAGTAGCGCAACACGAAATCTTCCATCGCTCGCCAGATCGCTGGTGTCTCTGCTTTTACCCGCAGCCCGCGATTGTAGAGATAGAATCGCTTAATGTTGTCGTCCATTACCCAATGCCACTTCGCGCCGAGCGAGACTGAATGCTCCCAGGCGAAATTGCGCGCTGGCCCTGGACCTGTGCTCTTTGTTAATCCGAGCTTGTCGCAACAGTCATAGCGACCCTTATATGATAGATCGAGCGGCACGACGGTCGCGAGCAGCCCCATCGCTGCAATCGAGGCGCTGTAGGCTTCAATCTCTTGCGGCTCGACAATGATGTTGTGCTGGACACCCATACGCGAGAGCGCCTTGGATGTCATCATGTACTCGGCGCGCCCCTTGCTGACCACATAGAGGGGAAAGCGCGGATAGTTGTCAGCCGTTGCCTTCATTACGCCGCTGCTCCTGCTG